ACCATGTTAGCAAATGATAACACCTATATAACCTGCTAGTCTTTTTTTTGTTAAATGAAATAAGAATGTCGCGGCTGTTGCGTTAAATAAAACAGTGTGTTATACTAGTTTTATGTTTACAAGAAAACAGCTTAAAGAAAAAGGAATGCTTGATGCGTTTCCTTACAGTGTATTGTCAGCAGCATTTCAGGCTATGTCTTCTGGTAGAACAGACAGGATAAGTTTGTACCATTCAGATGTTTACTATTGTCGTGCTGCCATAGAGAAGCGTTCTGGCTTTTTGTTTTCTCTACCAGAGGTGGAGAAGGCGATGAGGGCAGAAGGTTGGCGAGATGGTAAAAGCAGGAGTCGTAAATAATGATGACAATTGATGTTGAGTTGACAAAAGTCTGCACTACCTGTGAAGCTGAGAAGAGTGTTGGTGACTATTATAAAGAGAAGGCTGGCAAGTATGGTGTCAGGGCTGATTGTAAATGTTGCGCTAATAAGCAACGGAAAGCTTATAAACAAGCCAACAAACAGTCCATTGCTGAAAAAGATAAGGCTTACTACCAAGCCAACAAAGAAGCTGTAGCTGCCCACCGAGTTTTCTATCGTAAAGCTAATCCGCACATTGGCAACGCCACAAGCGCAAAACGAAGAGCCAGTAAAATGCAAGCAACACCCGCATGGGCTGACTTAGAAGCAATCAAAGGAATGTATCAGCTAGCTACCATCTTCAATCGCACTGGTATGAATCTTCAAGTTGACCACATAGTGCCGCTTCAAAGCGACTTGGTATGCGGCTTACATTGCGAAGCTAACCTACAGCTACTGCCAGCTAGCGACAACATTAGCAAAGGCAATCGTCATTGGCCTGATATGCCAGTTTAAGGAGTGTTATGGCTATTCCAGAAAGAGTGAAAACACAAATGAAAAAGGAAGGGCTGACAGCTGTCAACAAAGCTAAAGCTACCCCTGACCATCCTAAGAAGTCACACGTTGTCATGGCTAAGGATGGGGATACATATAAACTAATTCGTTTTGGACAACAGAATGTCAAAGGTAGTCCAGATGGTAGCAAGCGCAACGAAGCTTTTAAAGCTCGTCATGCGGCTAACATTGCCCGTGGCCCATTGTCGGCTGCGTATCATGCCAATAAAGTTAAGTGGTAAAACAATGGCAAAGAAATCTACAGTAAATGCTGCTGGTAATTATACCAAACCAACAATGCGTAAGGCGCTTGTGGCTAAGGTGATGGCTGGTAGCAAGGGTGGCGACCCCGGTGAGTGGAGCGCAAGAAAAAGTCAATTGGTAGCTAAAGAATATAAAGCTAAGGGTGGTGGATACAAATGAAAGCACCTCAGAAGTCTTTGAAGGATTGGGGCGACCAAAATTGGCGTACAAAGTCTGGTAAGCCTTCGTCTGAGACAGGAGAGCGTTACCTGCCTGAGAAGGCCATCAAGTCTTTAACCCCTGCTGAGTACGCTGCCACCACCAAGGCCAAGCGTGAAGGCACAGCAAAGGGTAAGCAGTTTGTTGCTCAGCCAAAGAATGTGGCAAAGAAAACAGCGAAGTTTCGTTAGTGTGTTATAACAATGTATATAGCTCAGTTCATTGTATGCATGGCGCAGATGTGTGCCTTGTTAGAACAAGAGCCATATATCATGCACACTGACAAAGGAAGCTGCAAACTAGCAGCGTCTGTGCAATTGAAAGAGTTGGTGGTTTTGTTGAAAGACAAACCTGTTGAGGCTGTGGCGGTTGTCTGTATAGACCGTACTAACAGCATTGTTTAAATGAAAGAAATAAAATGGCTACTGAAACTCCCGCACAAATGGCAGCACGATTCCGTAAGATGGCTGAAGACAAAGCTCTTCCACAGTCTGTCCGTAACACCTACCTAGACAAAGCCAATGAGGTTGAGAAGGCAGCTGCTAAGCCGACAATGGCTAAGGGTGGTGCTGTGATGCCTGTCAGGGGTAGCCGTACAGCCAAGCACAAACAGACAAAGATGATGGGTGGTGGTTATGCAATGAAGGAACCAATGATGGCTAAGGGTGGCGCTGTTAAGCCAATGGTTAAGAAGATGGCTAAGAAAGGTAAATGATAATGGCTACTAAGAAAATGTTTAAACCTTGTGAGGGATGCCCCACACCAGCCAAATGTAAAGCTGCCGGTAAGTGTATGGCTAAAGAGGGCAAGAATGGTAAATCAGGTATTGCCATCATTATTGGTGTTGGCAAGCCAGCTGCTAAGCCAATGACTAAGAAGAAATAATCATGGGCATTCTTTCTAAAGCGGTAAATATTGGTCGCCGTATGAGCGACAGGGAACTGACACAGGTCGGTAGTAAAAACTCTCGTGCTGTTACTAAAGAAGCGTTGACTAACAAAAATGATAGTCTCCCTTCGTTACGCGCTGATGTTATGAAAGATCAAGGTTCTGATATTGACATCATGACAGGTAAAGGCAAGAAGCCAACAACCAGTGAACTTACTGCTGCCACTCGTGAAGCAGCTGAAAAACGAGCCATGTCTCGTACAGCGGGTCGTGCCGGTGCTGTAGCTGGTGCCGGTGCTGCTGGCTTTGGTGTTGGCAGTGCCATCAATGAAGCCATCGGGAAAGACAAAGAACCGGCTTCTAAAGAAAGCAAGAAAGAGAAATCTTCTTCTGATGAACGCACCAACAAAGAAGACTTCCCTGTGTATAAAAAAGGCACTGAAAGCGCTGACACTTTCCAGAAGGCTTTTAAAGAAGCTAAGAAGGATGGCAAAGACAGCTTCAGCTTCGAAGGTCGTAAGTACAACACCAAAGAAGAAAAGAAAGACATGAACAAAGGTGGTTCTGTTACAGCCTATGCCAAAGGCGGTTATGTCAATTGTGGAGCATCAGTGCCACCGGCTCAGAAGAAGAAGAAATAATGGCAACTAAAAAACAAACAGCCAAGATTGGCAAAGTGATGGGTGAGTTTAAAGACAAGGGCTTGCATGGTGGTAAGGGTGGCAAAGTTGTCACCAACCCTAAGCAAGCCATTGCCATTGCATTGTCTGAAGCTAAAGTGAAACAGAAGAAGTAATGAGCATAACATCCTATCCAGAACTTGTACGCATTGCTAGTGGTGGCAACACTGTTAGCATTGGCGGCACTAACACAGATGCCTTTGGTAGAATTCGTGTTAGTGAGCCTTACACGTTGTTTGATAGTCAGAACAGATATTCTAGTGATACACAGTACGACACCGCTTTAACAGGTACAGGAGTTACAGCATACCAAGTTAATGAGTCTGCTGTCAACTTGTCTGTAACAGCTAGTGGTGTTGGCTCTGTTACCCGTCAAACCTTTCGTAGCTTTCCGTATCAACCCGGTAAAGGGTTGCTTGTGTTGGCTACCTTCTGTATGGACGCAAGCACCAGTGCAAACTTGACACAGCGTGTTGGTTATTTCAATACACAGAATGGTGTGTTCTTCCAGCGCACTGGCACAACCAACAGCTTTACATTGCGATCATATGTATCTGGTTCTGTTAGTGATGCACGAAATATTAGTCAGTCTGCATGGAATGGTGATAAGCTTGATGGCACTGGTCCATCTGGTATTACACTAGACGCAACCAAGTCGCAAATCTTGTGGATGGATTTTGAATGGCTTGGTGTTGGTTCTGTTCGTTGTGGCTTCATCATCAACGGTACATACGTTGTATGCCACACATTTACAAATGCAAATGAGATTACTTCTACATACATGACAACGGCAATCTTGCCTATGCGTTATGAGATTGTTTCCACTTCTGCTATTGCTGCAACACTAAAGCAAGTTTGTTCTTCCGTAATGTCAGAGGGTGGCTATAACGCTCAGTCTGCCAATTACACCGCTGCTCGGACAACTAAGCGAACAGGTTTTAGTTCTACATTTATTCCATTGATTTCCATTCGATTAGCATCTGGAAGACTTGGTGCAGTTGTACTTTTAACTAAGGCTCAGGCATTCCCTACCGTCACTCAAAACTATGAGGTTGTTGTTCTAAAGAATGCAACGCTGACAGGTGCGTCTTGGGCAGCAACTGTTTCCTCAAATGTAGAGTTTGACCAGACAGCTACAGCGCTTACCGGAGGAGTGGTTGTAGATCAAGAATATGTATCTGCCACCTCTCAGAATAAAAGTGCTGCACGAGTTGATATTGGTTATAATTGGGACTTGCAAATTGGTGGGTCATTGGCTGGTATCAGCGACATCTACACACTTGCCATTCGTACACTAGACTCTACCCCCACTGGTGATGCTTGGGGCGCTATGTCTTTTTATGATCTTACAACACAATAACTATGGCAACAAAGAATAGAACACTTGGTAAAGAGTTGCTGACAAGCAATGCCACCATCTACACCACACCGCCACGCTTTGAAGCTAGCGTAGACAGCATTGTCGTTTCCAATGCGTCTAGCAGCAATGTCACCTTCTCGCTTGATTGGTATGACTCACAGACTACAACATTCTACACCATTGCCGAACAAGTGGTGATGTATCCCAATAGTGTGCTTCAGCTTACAGACGCTTTCATTCTCCATCCTAACGACACCCTGCGTGGATTGGCATCTGTTGCCAATGTCATCACAGTGTCGGTGAAGGTGAAAGAAGAATATCTGACAGCCTCGTAATAACGAAAGACTAATATGGCAACAAAGAAAGTATTGACAGAACAACAGCAGAGGTTCATTGAGGTGTTATTCACTGAAGCTAATGGCGACCCCGTGAAAGCTCGTAAGCTTGCTGGCTACGCTGAAGGCTCCTCCACCAAAGTCATCATGTCTGCCATTAAGGAAGAAGTGATTGAGGCTACACAGCTATTTATGGCAATGAATGCACCTCGTGCAGCAATGGCTGTTATCAGTGGCATCACAGACCCAACAGAGCTTGGCATGCGCGATAAGCTCAATGCTGCCAAGGACTTGCTTGATCGTGCTGGTCTTGCTAAGACAGATAAGATTCAGGTTGAGGCCACTGGTAGCAACATTATGTTCCTTCCTCCAAAAGACAATGCGTGACTTAGGTGCATGGATATTGCCTCAACCCATTGAAGAAAATGTATGGGTGCCAATTCCAAGATTTCTGAGGTCTAGTTCTGTTCCATTTGGATATACGTTGGATAGCCCAGACGATGATTTCTTTCAACCAGTTCCCACAGAACTTGAGGCACTGGAACAGGCTAAGAAATATCTAAAGCAATACAGCAGTAGGCTAGTTGCTAATTGGTTGGTAAAACAAACTGGCAGATACATCTCTCATGTTGGTTTGTTAAAGAGGATAAAGAGTGAACAGTCCCGTAAAAGAAAAGTTACAACTTATCGCAACCTTGCCAGAAGGCTCGAAAAAGCAATCAAGGCCGCGCAAAGCTATGAACAAAAACTCCAACGGACAGAGCAAACAAAGTTCTTCGAAAGAGACTACTACACCTCCCTCATCGACAAAGCAACTGAATTCAATAACAGAGACAACACTACCGTTTGATACTCAGCATGCTGTTGAGGATGTGGTGTTTAAACCTAACACTGGTCCTCAAACAACCTTCTTAGCTGCTGCTGAACGTGAAGTGTTGTATGGTGGTAGTGCTGGGGGTGGTAAAAGCTACGCAATGTTGGCTGACCCATTGCGTTATATGTACCATCCGCAGTTCTCTGGCCTACTATTGCGCCACACTACAGAGGAATTGCGAGAACTGATCTGGAAAAGTCAGGAGATATACCCCAAAATCATCCCCGGCATCAAGTGGAGTGAGCGTAGGATGCAGTGGGAAGCCCCATCTGGTGCCAAACTGTGGATGTCCTTCCTTGATAGGGACGAAGATGTCATGCGATATCAGGGTTTGAGCTTCTCATGGGTGGGTTTTGATGAGTTGACGCAGTGGAAGACCCCATTTGCATGGAACTACATGCGATCACGCTTGCGTACAGGGGCATCTGACCTGCCAGTGTACATGAGAGCGACCACTAACCCCGGCGGTCCGGGACATTCGTGGGTAAAGAAGATGTTTATTGACCCTGCTCCGTTTGGTGAGGCGTTTTATGCCACTGATATTGAGACAGGTGACACAATGGTGTACCCAAAGGGGCATAGCCGTGAAGGCCAACCCCTGTTTAAGCGCAGATTCATTCCTGCTAGGCTGTATGACAACCCTGCACTGGCAGCTTCTGGTGATTATGAGACTATGTTGCTGTCTCTACCAGAGAATCAGCGCAAACAATTGCTTGAAGGTAGCTGGGATGTAGCAGAAGGTGCTGCATTTAGTGAGTTTAATAGGGATATTCATGTAGTTGACCCCTATAATATACCCAATAACTGGACTAAATTCAGGGCTTGTGACTACGGATATGGTAGTTTTTCCTGTGTTTTATGGTTTGCTGTAGCACCAGATGAGTCCATTGTAGTGTACAGAGAACTGTATGTTACCAAGGTTTTGGCAGAAGATTTGGCTGCTATGGTGTTAAATCTTGAGCAAAATGAAAGTATACGGTATGGAGTATTGGATAGTTCCACTTGGCACAAGCGTGGCGACACTGGCCCCTCCATTGCTGAACGAATGATTATGAAAGGATGCCGCTGGCGACCCGCTGATCGTAGCGCTGGTAGTAGGGTTGCTGGTAAGAATGAAGTGCATCGGCGTTTGCAGATAGATTCGTTCACTGAGAAACCAAGAATGACCATCTTCAACAGCTGCACACAATTGATTGCTGATTTGCCAACGATTCCTTTGGACAAGACAAACCCTGAAGATGTGGATACTAAAGTGAAGAATGACCACAGCTATGATGCTTTGAGATATGGACTTATGAGCCGTCCAAGAAGTAGTAGTATTTTTGATTATGACCCAAGTAGTCAAAAATGTGCTATAACTGTCGCAGATACAACATTTGGATACTAAAATATACTATGGCAAAAACAGATACAACATATATGGACGATAAGTCTGTAGGTTTAGAAGACAGTAAGCAAGCTCAAGACGCTTTTGCTGGCAATGGTATTATCTCTTTTGTTCAACAAAGATTTAGTCGCGCTGAAGAAAGTCGCCGGTATGACGAACAGCGTTGGCTTCGTGCCTATCGCAACTATCGCGGCATCTATTCTCCTGATATTAAATTCACTGAAGCTGAGAAGTCTCGTGTATTTATTAAGGTGACAAAGACTAAGACGCTAGCTGCATATGGTCAGATCACTGATGTCCTGTTTGCCAACAACAGCTTCCCTCTTTCAATTGAACCCACCATCATACCAGAAGGTGTGGCTGAGCATGTCCACATTGAAACCGCTGACAAGTCTGGTCAGGGGAGTCCAGACGCTGGCGCTTTGTTTGGATACAAAGGTGATGGTAATGACTTGCCTCCGGGTGCCACTGTTCAATCGCTGCTTGAGCGTCTTGGTCCTCTGAAGGACACGCTGAAGGATGAGAAGGTTATCGAGGGTGCTGGTGTTACACCAACCTCGTTGACATTTAGTCCGTCAATGGTTGCTGCTAAGAAGATGCAGAAGAAGATATTAGATCAGCTAGATGAGAGCAACGCTAACAAGCAGCTGCGCTCAGCTGCATTTGAGATGGCATTGTTTGGCACTGGTGTGATGAAGGGTCCATTTGGTGTTGATAAAGAATACGCTAAGTGGGATGACAAGGGTGAATACAGTCCCACCATCAAGACAATGCCACAAACTTCACATGTTAGTGTGTGGAATTTCTATCCTGACCCCGATGCTAATAACACTGGAGAAGCACAATTTATAATTGAGCGTCACAAAATGAGTAAGACACAAGTGCTTGCTCTGAAGAAGCGTCCGATGTTCCGTAAGAATGTCATTGACGAAGTTGTGATGCAGGGTGAGAACTATACCAAGAAGTATTGGGAAGATGACCTCAATGACTTTGCTCCAAACTATGGCGTTGAACGCTTTGAAGTGTTGGAATACTGGGGCAATGTTAGCGTTGAAATGCTCATTGATAATGAAATCACCATCCCCAAAGAACTTAAAGACTACGATGACTTGCAAGCCAACATCTGGTATTGCAATGGCAAGGTTATTCGACTTGTCTTAAATCCGTTCAAGCCTTCTCGCATTCCTTATTACGCTGTTCCATACGAACTCAATCCCTACTCCATCTTTGGTGTTGGCATTGCTGAGAACATGGACGATACACAAACGCTGATGAATGGCTTCATGCGTATGGGCGTTGACAATGCTGTGCTGTCTGGCAACTTGGTGTTTGAGATTGATGAAACCAATTTAGTGCCGGGTCAAGACATGACAATTTATCCCGGCAAAATCTTTCGCCGTCAGGGCGGTGCCCCCGGTCAATCATTGTTTGGTACAAAGTTTCCAAACGTGTCACAAGAGAACCTACAGATGTTTGACAAGGCGCGTCAGCTTGCTGATGAGTCTACAGGATTGCCATCGTTCTCACATGGACAAACAGGTGTAGCAGGTGTTGGTCGTACAGCCAGTGGTATTTCGATGTTAATGAACGCCGCTTCTGGTGGCATCAAAACTGTGATTAAGAATGTCGATGACTATTTGCTTCGTCCGATGGGTGAGGCGTTCTTCAGTTTCAATATGCAGTTTGACTACGATGCTGAAGCTGCTGGAGATTTAGAAGTGAGGGCGCGTGGTACAGAGAGCTTGATGCAAAATGAAGTTCGTAGCCAGCGTCTGCTTCAGTTCTTGCAAGTTGTAAACAACCCAACACTTGCTCCCTTTGCTAAGATGCCCTACATCATTCGTGAAATTGCTAAGAGCATGGACCTTGATCCCGATCTTGTCAGCAACAACATGGACGAAGCTGCACGACAGGCTCTTGTGCTTCAGCGTATGCAACCCCCTGAGCCACCTGCTGGCGCTGCTCCAGCGGCTGCTGGCGGTCCTCCTTCACCGATGGATACATCTGGTGGTGGCGGTGGCAACATCGGTGTTGGTCAAGCCCCTGCTCCCGGCATGGATGGCTTTAGTGGTGCTGCTCCAGCGGGGCCAATGCAATGATTGTAGAGAAGCCTTGGCTTTCTAAGCTTAAACCCTTTGCATACAACAACATTCAATGGGAAGCTTTCATTGAAATGATTGATGCTCAAGTTGAAATGAATGTTCGTAAGCTTGAGGCATCTGTTGAGACAGTTGATCTGTATCGCGCTCAAGGTGCAGTGATGGCCTTGAAACAACTTAAACATCTGCGTGATGAAATTGCTAAAGGGGATAAGTGATGGGACTTGCTAGCGCACTTGTTACCGGATTTGCTAAACCAGTAGTTAAATCTATTGTAAAGAAAGCAAATGACATAGCTCCTAAAGTTATTGGTGAAATGCTTGAAGAATCTGCACCAGTTGCTACTAAGTCTATTTCTGGTGTTGTTGATTCCCCTCTTGTTACACCAAGACTTGACCGCACAGCAGACTTAGGTGTTGAGCCACCCCTACTGGCTGAGGCTGGCAGAGATGCATTTGAAGCTCTTGGTATGACAGCGGAAAAGAAAGAAGCATGGCGATCAGTTAATAAGAAATCTCAGCGCTCTAAGCTCTTGCCAGAAATTGAAGACGCAGCACAGCAGCTTTCTGAGAACAAAATCACATCTGAACAGTTTAGACAACTGTCAAAAGATAAGCAACCAATTGTTCCTCTAGACAAAGTTCCAGAGATGCCAGCATATGAAGATATTAGTGGCGCTCTCACTGACTCTCAAGTTAAGAAGGGTATTGTTGGACTTAACTTAAAGATACCAGCAGGAGAGCGAGTGTCTTCTCGCCTTGATATTCCTGCCTACAATGACTACGACACATGGGTTGTTTCTCTGCATGATGGCAGCAAGAAAAGTGGTGCAGCTGTTGGCTATGCTAAGACAGCAGTGCTACGCAATGTTGAGTTTGTATCTGACCCAAAGGTGGCGCTTGATATTGCACGGCGTAAACCGCTTGCATCTGGTGGTCGCATGGGCAAAGCCACCATTGCTCGTATCTTTGGTGATTGGGTTCCTCATAATCCAGACAACGCAAAGACTTTTGCTGAGAAGATATTTAAAGACCCTGAATGGACACAGGTTGGTATGAATCCATATCGGGCCAGTTATTTTTATGACAAGGCAGACGGCTTGCCAGTTACATCTGCCGATGAAATTGTACAGATTGGACCATTAGTTATGGCAAAGAATGTTAAGAAAACAACACCGGACGCTCCTATGTTTAAGATTAATCAAAAAGAACCCACTAGCCCAACCTTTGCTGAAGGTGGCGCTGTTGAACAAACAAATAGTATGCTAGCTGATGGCGGCATAATGCAAGAGGGTGGCACAGTTGACCCTGTTTCTGGTAATGATGTTCCTATTGGTTCGCTTAAAGAAGAAGTGCGTGATGACATTGATGCCAAGCTGAGCGAAGGTGAGTTTGTAATTCCTGCTGATGTTGTTCGATACATTGGTCTTGAGAAGCTGATGAAGATTCGTGACGCTGCTAAACAAGGCTTAGCACGGATGGCAGAAGTTGGTCAGATGGGTAATGCTGAAGAAGCTCCAAAGGCTGACGAAGCTTTTGAAGAAGATGACGATGAGTTTAACAACAGCATTGATGAAATAATGTCTGAGGTGGATAATGAAGAACAGATGCCTAAGATGGCAGCTGGTGGTGTTGTTTCGGGTGCATATAAAGAAGGAATGACATTCAATCCAGTTGTTGATGTTCGTTATTTTAAACATCCTGATGGTCGTGTGATTTACATCACATACATTAATGACAAGCCAATGATTGCCATTCCAGAAGGATTTACTCAGACAGATAAACCAGTTGAACAACAAGTTGGCAAGGCCGCTGATGAAAAAACAACAGAAGCAACAGCTGCTGCCGCTGCCCAAAATGATGAAGTTATTAGGTTAAGGGGTGGTAATAGTGATAGTGCTGCCACAGGTGGTAGCCAATCTGGTGGGCGTACTCCTAGTATTAGTGATGAAGGTGTTGTAACTGCTGCCAACACTGGCCTGACTAATAATCAAGCTAGAGGTATAGGAACAGTGTTTGGAACGCTTGCAGGTATTCCGGGACTTGGGCTTGTTATGGGATGGGCTAATGAAAAAGCCAACAAGGGGTATGCAAAAGATGCAGAAGACGTATCACGAGGAATTAAAAGCGGTGATGAAATGGGTATTCCGGGCGGGGCCACTGCTGGCGCAACAGGTACAGGTGGTGCTGCCGCTGCCGCCGGTACTGCTGCGGCTAGTGCTGCCTCTGCCGCTGGCTACGGGGCAGAG